CTATTGGAAGCTCTATTTGTTTTTCGATAACTACTTGACCCATGTCGTTCTCCGTTGGTTTATTTAATGTATGGGTACATAGTAAAGCAATGTTTTATAACATACAAGCATTATCGTGATTTTCTTTTAGACCATTTAATATTTAGATGCTTGATGTAACCCAGCACCTCTGGAGATGGCGCTACAGCAGGGATACCAGCTTTCTTGGCGGGGAAGTGACCAAACTTCTCGTTAAACTTATGTGATGCCCAGCCATCATTCATACCCTTACTGCGGGCGTAACCAAGCAGCTCCCCAAACCATCTGGCCTTCTCGCCCGGTGGCACTTGCTTCAGCTTCGTCAGCTTCACATCGACAGTTTCAACATTTGGCATTTTTGCTGGCTTATGTCCACATTTCGGACAGATGAAGTGTATTGATATGTGATGGCATGATTCGCAAGCTGTCGGTAATGGTTCATCCTTCTCTTTCTTCTCCCGCTCTTTCTGTGTCTTGTTTTCCACGTCGCCATTGCACAGGTATTCTGGCAGCGGGTCGGTTGGGAAGCCCAGCCTTGCGATATTGTTGCCGTGGTCTAGTATTAATGCTGGCGTGCCACACGATGATTTGCGTAGCACCCGGCCTAAAATCTGGATATGCAGCATTAATGACTTGGTTGGCCTTGCGTAGATTAAGCATGTCGTGTCAGGACTATCCCAGCCCTTCGTTGTGATACCTACATTCGACAGCACCCTAATATCGCCCTCAGCGTGAGCGTTCAGTATTCTCTCGCGCTCCTCAGCGTTTGTGTGAGCGTCTATATGTGCAGCAGATACGCCATTGGCCATGAACTCATCTACAATCGCCTCAGAGTGGGCGACGCTTACAGCAAAGCATACTGTCTGACGATTACTACCTAATCTTAGCCACGTACTGACAACATCTCCGATTAACTTTTTCTTGTTGACCTTTTTCTCTAGGTCAGCACTATTGAAATCTCCCGCCGTTGTTCTTACGCCCTTCAAGTCAATCGGTGCGCCGTAGGCTTCAAAGTCTGACAGGTAACCCTTCTCGATTAGTGACCCGGTTGTCTCAACGACAATTAGGTCATCGTATATCTTGCCAAGACCACGGGTGAACGGTGTAGCGCTCAGGCCAATGTACGGCAGATTGTTCCATGTCTCCGTCATGAATTTGACGAAAGACTTGTAAAGACCGTGAGCCTCATCGACAATAATTAAGTCAGCGTCCGGCTTGTTTCTGCGCTTCATAAATGTTTGCAGACTTGCTATCTGCAACGGCTCGTTATTGACGCGCCAATGGTCGCCCTGTACCACGCCGTGAGGTATCCCGTGATAGTCCATTGCCTCAGATGTTTGGTCTATCAGCTGTATGCGGTCAACGATGAAGATGACGCGCTTACCTTTAGCCAATGCTGACTTGATAATATCGACAGCGATTAAAGTTTTGCCGAACCCGGTCGGTGCTTGCAGCAGGGGTGTGCGGTGACCTCTTCGGAATGAATCGCGTATTTTAGAAATGGCTATCTCTTGATGCGGGCGTAGCTGATATGTCATTTCTTGTCTCCGAACAATTCCAGCACATCAGCGACATCTCTATCAGAGCAATGACTGTGTAAGCAATTGAATTGAGGCCATTCACCTTGCCAGATTGCAACCTCGCCGTGGCCTTTACTTGTGTGTTCATGCTCCCACGGGCATGTGACAAGATACTTGCCCGGCTCATGACCATCACCAACTAGTAATCCACGACTACTGAATGCGCCGACAATATCCCAGTTCTTAATGTAAGAACCACCTGACTCGCTGGCGCCCTCTACCTTGACCCACGTTCTTTTAACTTCGGCCGGTGTTATCTTATCCATTGTCGCAATAATCACTGCAGCATCAGTATGGTCCTCTGTGCTTACGCATGACGATTTAGAGCCTGACTTATTATTAATTGTGCCGTAGGTCCTAGCTATGCGCGCTGGATTCTTTACAGTAACATCGAAGTCAACTTCATCATCTGTGAAGCGTAACGCCAACGCTTTATAGAAGCCTTTCATCTTGGGCTTAACCTCGATGCTCATTTTAGTGCGATACATCAAGTGACAGCCGTTGCCGCTAAAGCCTACAACTGGTACACCCCAGCCCTCAGCGTCAAGGAACTCAGCAAGCTCCTGAGCTTTTACTACTGTTGCAGCAACTTGCTCGTTGGTTGCGCTTGTGCCTGTTTCGCGTACCGGGTCAAAGTCAAAGAACAACGTACATATCTCTGTGATATCGCTGTCCTTAGTTGTGCGCTCAAAAGGCCTCAGCTCTAAGTTTGTTGCGGGTATGCGGCTTGGGTTAATTGTATTGTAGCAGTCCCAGTTATTGGACCTCGCCTGTATTAGCGCAGCTCTCATTGCAGTGTAGTCATCATATACACCAGACCAGATGACTGGGATGCGGTGACCCTCTGGCTTGCGAAGATAGACAGCGCTTGACTTGTCGATACATCGTATCTCGACAGTGCCATTTAAAAGTAATTGTTGAAGATGATGCTTTTCACGTTTAATCATTTTTATTCTCCGTTGAATTTAGGTACACAGTAAAGCATCTCTGTATTACTGTCAACTATGACCCTAGCTTATGCAATCATATAGTACCTACTAGTATATGTCAGGGCGAAAGGGGTTCATTTAAATTGTCTTTGCCCCGCATGAACACTCCATCTCATTCCACTGATTATTAACTATTGTAATTGTGTGTGCTTACTACTTATGAGCAGTAGCTGTCTTGTTTGTTTTTTACTACTAAAACATTTGGAGACTGGTGAGTGTTTAGACACACTCGCCCTTACCCGTGAAGGTATGAACGAGCGCTCAACTAAATACAATGTCGACAGTATTGAGTTCAGGTTAGCATTGTCTAAACACGCTAACTGGTATGACTATGTATCGGCTTTAGAGCCTCAACAGAATGCCTCATACACCTTTGATTTCGTAGTGTGGGTAAGGGTTGCCCCAATGTACCCGCTATCCAACCAATCACTCTTGGCATTTGCACTATATGTTCCCGCCTGTGCGTTTTTACATTAAGCCGACCGTCAATCTATACCGAGACTTAAAAACTTTATTGAGACCAAAAAAAAGCCTCTATAATATGCCTGCTAGAACGAAATAAATTAATATTTCCAGACATACTATAAAGACTTGTATCTTGAATTAATCGGTGTTCTAGGCCCAATCAAGATGATTACAAATATACAGCAATTTCAGCTACTGTCAAATTGCACAGTTATAATCTTCCAGCTTTTTCAATGAATCGCATGTAAGCGTCATACATAGTAGACATTGTCGAATCCCTCTTCCAGCCGCCCGCCTTGGTATAGTATTGCACTACCGTACACTCCTCCGCTTTGATATTAATCTTTGCGTTTGGCTCGTGATGCCATGCGCAGAATAATACTCCGAAGTTATCGTCAGATAGCGCATCCACCAGCGCTGTGAATGCCTTCGTTTGCCCGGACGATGTAGTAAACGGCTTACCGTTGGCTTTGACCTCCATAAACATGAACTGACTGTCTGGCATACCGAATGCTGTGCTTAGCGACATGAATCCATCAATGTCGGTAAGGCTCATGCTTTTATAATTAAGTCCTTCAAACGCAATTTTCTGCTCTAGCTTAGACTGACTATATATCTTAGCGTCACTCACTTCGCCAACAGTTCTTGAATGTCATAGCGTTTATCACACAGGTGATACAGCTCAAGAACCCGCGACGGTGGGAACTTGTCAGATAGCCATAGCGATACGGCCATAGGTGTTACGTCAAACGCCTCGGCAATTTGGCGCTGGTTTCCAATTGAGCGTAGTGCTTCTGCTTGAATTTTAGTTGTCATAATGCTTTCCTCGATTAAAGTGATATTGATTATAAAGTGTAGGTTGACAAATCGTAAAGCATTCAATTATATTGCTCCCACTCGCTTTGAGCAATCAACTGGAGAACTAAAATGGCTTTAAACTTAACGCTCGGAAAAGACGACATCTTCATCACTACGGATGGACTAGTCGCTAAGATTACTGAGATAAAAAGAGAGGCATCCGGCAGGCCGGTAATGCAACTATCTATAGTAGCCCCAAGCACCACAGCAATTACGCGGATTATGAGCGCAGAAACAGACGCAATTGTTGATAAGAAAATAGAGGTCATGCAGCAGTGGACTAGCTATCCTGCGGTTGAGAAGGGGTTGACTGAATTATTATGGGATGATTAGTTGCAATCTGTAAAACAATGCTTTATCATTATCGGTAAGTTAATTAATCAACGGAGAATAAAATGACACATTCACACAAAAAAGACTGGGACTTGGCGGAAGCTAAACTGCGCAAAGCGCATGACAGCTCTGAGGAGATGGTCGCTTATCGCTATAATCTAGGGGTCGAACACTGCACCCAAGGTTTAAAACCAACCAACCAAAACCATGACTACCTTCGTGGTTATGGTGACCAATATGCGTATGAGCAAGCTGCCAGCGCGGAGGATAAATAAGATGACTATTCAACAATCTGTGAAACAAATGCCTATTATTCAGGCCAATCTCGTCGCACCGAAAGGACAAACAAATAGCTTCGGCGGTTACAAGTACCGTAGTTGTGAAGATATTCTTGAGGCTGTGAAGCCCTTGCTTGCTGGTATTGAGGCATCAATCAGTGTTACCGATGAGATGGTTATGCTGGGTGACAGGTTCTACGTGAAGGCTGTGGCCTGCATTACTTTTTCCGACGGGTCATCAGCCTCTGGCGCAGCTTACGCTCGTGAGCCGCTAAGTAAGAAGGGTATGGATGAGGCTCAGATTACTGGGGCGACCTCAAGTTACGCTCGTAAGTATGCACTGAATGGCCTGCTTGCCATTGATGATACTAAAGATGCTGACACCAAGGACAACCGTGAAGCAGCAGTAGTTGAGCCGTTGGAACTCAAGTATGTCACTGCCTTGAGCATGGCGGCCACAATGGATGAGCTTGCCGCTGTATGGGGTGAGATATCATCTGATAAGTCTGTCAAAACAGCCAACTACACCACGCTCAAGAATGAAGTCAAGGCGAGTTTAAAGTAATGGCTCTGGATGAGCGCAGGAAGGGTCGATTAACCGCGTCGAACTTTGGCGCAGCGATGGGCCTTAATCCGTACATGAGCCGACAGAAGCTGTTTCGTACAATCAAAGGTCTTGAGCCGAAATTTACCGGCAATGAGATGACTGAATGGGGTAACAGGCATGAGGCTACCGCTGTGGATGCGTATGAGGCCGACCAAGGTGTTTTAACGACTAAGAGTGGTGATGACCAGCAGTTCGTTATACCTGAAACCATGGACTGGGTGGGCTGCACGCCAGACGGCTATGTATTTGACACTAGATTAATCGAGGTCAAATGCCCTTGGTCCAAAATGTATGAGGAAATACCCGCACATTATATGGCGCAAATGCAGGGCCAGATGATGATAACTGACAGGGATGAGTGTGATTTTGTGGTCTGGTATCTTGAAGATAAAGAAGAAACAGACTTGAGCAAAGCTGAGCTGGCAATTTGGCGCATTAAGAAAAGCAATGATTATTGTAAAGCGATGCTTGTATTACTAGAAGATTTCTGGCACAGTGTGCAAGAAGATGAGGAACCAAAAAGACGTAAAAAAACCGATTATGCCAACAGTGGCATACGAACTATTATTTTAGGAGATGAAAATGAAGTTATCAATAGCAGTATTAGCAATGACGGTCAGCATGTGTGTGAGCGCTGAAACTTATCTTGAGTCACAAGATGGAAAGTACCTCGGCCAGTTGGGCGGTAGCAAATACGATGCAAACTCAACGAGCAACCCTTACGGACGTTATGGCAGCAAGTACAGCCCTGACAGCATAAACAATCCTTACGGCCGGTATGGCAGCAAGTACAGTAACGAGTCGCCAAACAATCCATATGCGACTCAACAGCCCCGAATTATCAACCGATAAACAATTACATCATAGGAGAACAAAATGAGTATAGGAATTAGCATGAGCATCAACGTAAGCGAGATTGATAAGGCCCGGTTATATCAGGGCAAGAAAGGTAAATACTTAGACATCACTTGCTTCATCAACGACGAGTTGGACCAATACGGTAATCGCGGAATGGTGACCCAATCAGTCAGTCAGGACGAGCGCGCAGCGGGAGTTCGCGGCAACATATTAGGCAACGTATCTGTGTTCACCGGCACTGAAGCCAAGTTCATTCCCAAAGGTGCGCCAGCTCAGCCTGTCGGCCCCGCACCGGAACTGGACGACGACATATTCTAAACAGCCAAGGATACTTTTGGGCGGCAGTTGCTGAGTCGCTACACAAGCAATTATGACTAGAGCCTTGGCTGGTGTCTTTATTCTCTTAAATAATTGTAAGTTATATTGCTGGTTTTCCCCCTCACCCACATAGAGGAATTGAAACAGTTACCTACATGTTAGCTGGAGATTTTGAACATAAAGATAGCACAGGTGGAGAAGGTAGAATGACTGCAGGGGATGTTCAATGGATGAAAACAGGAAGTGGAATAATTCATTCTGAAATGCCAGCAATGAAAGAAGGTAAACTTCATGG